GTTACGGTGTGCAAGGCGCTAAGCGTATTGTGGCCACGGTATTCGCCGAACATGGTCCGTCCTACGCCAAGCAGGTCATCGAGCTGGCAAACAAGATTTCGGCAATGCCTGAACAGGTGCGCGACTCCTATGTCGATGCCCTGGACATGAACGCCGAGACCATGGACGAGCCAGACGAGGATGTGGTCCCAATCGGCGCCGACATGGAAGACGATATCGAGGATGAGTTCGGCGAAGAAATCGGCGCCCGTGCTATCACCGCATCCGCCTTCCACGCTGGCACCCCGGTGCAGGCATCCCGCAAGCAAACCCAAGTCAGCGCAGCGGCGTCCGGCAAGTTCAGTGTCCTGGCCAACCAGATGCTGAACGGCAGCAAGCCGATGTTCTAACATATGCAGGGTTGCTAATCACAACCCGCATTTTAATTTCGTAAGACAATCAAACAACCTGGAGGTTTCAAAATGATCTACGGTCCATTCTCGAAGTACCTGGACTCTTCCGAGGCAGTCGTTGCCCCGGGTGCAGTCATCGACGCAGAAGGCCTGGTGCTGGTGCGTGCTAACGGCGCCCAAGCTGCTGGTGTTCTGCCATCGACCGGCGGTACCGCCGAAACTTTCGCTGGCTTCTCGATCGCCGGCACTTCGGCCGCCCCGTTCGCTGAAGGCTTCACCAACAAGCAGGAAACCTTCCGCGTTCCTGCATCCGGCAAAGTGACCCTGCAGTTCGCCCCTGTGCCAACCCAGTTCTTCGCCTTCGACAACGACACCAACGTTGCCGTATCGCCTGCACCTACCCTGGCCGGCAAAGAACTGTCCGGCCTGCCAGTCGGCGACAGCGTGACCATCACCTACAAGTACCCACTGACCGTGGTGCAAGCCCGCGCGCTGCATGGCGACGTGCAACCAGGCGGCTACAGCGGCGCCTACGTCAACCAGATCGGCCTGCTGAAACGCGGCATGGTCTACACCGACCAATTCGACGCTTCCAAGAACTGGGCAGCAGCGACCTCGGTGAAGGCAGCAGCCGGCGGCCAGGTGACCGACCAGTCGGGCTCCGGTATCACCCTCCCAGCAGTGATCATCGCCGTGCCTGGCTCGGACGTGACCTACCTGGGTCTGGAATTCTCGGCCGTTTAATCGCTGGCTGACAAACAAATAGGAGAAAACAAATGTCCGGTAAAGTTAAAATCAGCGCAGCCCGCACCCCGGTGGTCGCTTCCGAATTCCGTTTCGCTGGCGCTTCCGAGCGTGCTGTTGGCGCTAACGGCGAAATCAACGCCTACGACAAGCGCGACCTGCTGAACAAGCAGATGGCCTTCCTGCAAGCTTCGTCCGCTGGTCAGGTCATGACCAACGAACGCGGCCACCAGATCGAAGCCGCTGTGAAAGAGCACCGCGAACTGCTGAAGGCCGCCGTCAACGACCGCGAAGTTCACCGCGTCCTGGGCGAGCGCATGGCCGAAAGCCTGTACATCACCGCCAACCGTCAGGGCTTCATGCGTAAGTACCTGGCCAAGACCCCGGTGGAACAAGGCTCGATCCCGCGCTTCCCACTGCGCACTAAGAACGTGACCGCTGTGTGGTCGACCTCGCCGACCCGCATCGAAACCCAGATCACCCGCGACAAGTGGTACTACCCACCTGAGCTGTCGATCGTGACTCGTCCGTTCGTCACCCAAAACGAACTGAACCAGTCCTCGGGCGACGTTCTGCAAGAGAAGTACGTCGAAGCGACCGAAGCAGTGATGGTTGCCGAAGACCGTCTGTGGTACAACCAGGTGAACGCTATCGTTGGCGTTGACAACAACCTGAGCATCTTGCAGTCCGGCCTGACCCCGTTCACCTTGATGCAACTGCAGACCAACGTGACCCGTTGGGGCCTGAAAGCACCGCACGTGCTGATCGCTTCCGACCTGTACCAGGACATCGTCGGCAACTCCGAGTTCTACAACGCAATCGACCCAGTCGCGCGCCACGAACTGCTGCTGACCGGCGAACTGGCTGTGATGTACGGCATGACCATCACCTCCGATGCCTACCGTCACCCAGAACACAAGGTCCTGAACCAGGGCGAACTGTACGTGATCTCCGAGGCTCTGAACCACGGCGCCTACTCGGATCGCGGCGGCATCAACAGCTCGCCAATCGATATCGTCAACGAGAAGATCCCTGGTAAGGGCTGGGTCATCCACGAAGAGATCGCCATCTCCGTGGCCAACTCCCGCTCGGTTGCCAAAGGTATCCGCCTGTAATCTGCGTGGGCCTCTTAATTGAGGCCCAGCTCTCTGACAATCGAAAGGAAGAACATGAAAGTCTACAACAAAGCTCTGGACTTTACCGTCCTGGCGATGGCATCGATGGCGAACGGCGAACCGGCTAAGGCCGCTAAGCTGATGCTGCAGGCTGCCAAGGCGCCTGACTTCAAGCGCGCAATCGCTGTCCTGGAAGCTTCCAACTCCCAGGCCTTCAAGCACGAGCAAGCCGTCAAAGCAGAAGCCATCAAAGCTGCTGCCAAGCCGGCTGCGAAACCAGGCAAAGTTGCGGCCGCTAAACGCGTGGCCGCTGCCGCCAAGCCAGAAGTCAAAATCCAGGTCAAAGCATTCGACATGGGTGACGAGGCGGAGATCGACGACCTGATCGATTCCG